CTCGTCGATCCACTGTATTCAGGGATCTTCGACCCGGGTTTGCACACCCTGGAAGTTTTGGTACTCTTGAAGAGATTGGGTGCAGAACGGATGACTGCTATTGCAGGAAAACCATTCTGATACCTGATTTCCTCAGGAGTTGACTATATCGAGCGGGAAGGGTCTACGGCTTTGCCTAGACCTTTCCATCTCTATAGTCTGGTAGTGACACAATTTGTGTCGCATACCCAATGCGAGATCTAATATAGTCTCGCATTGTTCCAAGACTCCCAAAATTTGTCACTGTCCCTTTTACGATCTCTAGCAGTTAACGCTTTCCTCTGCTGATAGAGTTGAACATTGAGGGGTTTGGTTCTTTTCGGACGGAGTTGAGGTTTAAATTCCTCCTCCTGTTCCGATTCCGTTTCTTCCAAAATGGCTGGGAGGACCGTGTGATGTTTAACACCATGGTCCTCGTCAAATTGGCGGTCGCGGGATTCCCATTCCTCGTCTAGTTCCTCCCTTGTAGAGGTGAGATCGTCCTTCGGGACGTCCATTTCCCAATCCTCGACTTTAATTTGGGGAGCATGAACGCTCTCCTCGTCGAGTTCAATAGTCAGAACCCTCTTTTCTGTGATGTTCACGGGTGCCTGAATCGATTCAAAAATCTTTTTCGATTTAAGCCTCTCCCTGTCCAAGGGATGAGGTAAGGCTCCTCGTGTGTTCCACAGTTTCTCATTTGAGGCGATCTTTCTCTTGATAAAACCCTTGTCCCCTCCTGTTTTGAGATCCGTCAGCTTTATTCTGCTATCCAGCAGAAGGTTCATGGCTTCCGCGTTTAAAGCAGCCTCCCATGCCCTTGTCCCTTCGTCCTCGATTTCTGAGTGATGTGGTTTAGGTAGTCGCCTTTTGGCGATATCCCAAATCTTCCACTTAGAAGGACTCGAACCGAGTGGGTATGGTTGCCTGATCTTCCATTCGTACAGAATTTTCTGTGCACGTCGGAGATCTAGCTCGTCTGGCTCATAAACGCCTGTTAGCCCGAGGCCGCCCAGCCACTCTGGAATATACCAGGGTAGGCGGTTTTGCGAAAGAACCTTTTTGTTGTATTTAACAAAAAGCCGATGGATCGGTTTCTTCATCGATTCTGGTGCCATGCGTATTGCCATGCGATATCGCTGGCCGAATGTGAGACCATCGTCCGACTGTAAGTCGTAGAGGCTTGATTGCCCCCCGGAGCGTTTCTGCCCGGTGACGAGTCCCATATTGACGTATGGAACCTGATGAAGACGCCCATCTCTGTATAGAAAATTCGTCGAGTTGATTTGGAGGTACTCCGAGGAATAATAGGTTTTCCCTATAGATTCCTCAAGTCCGACCATCCCGACGATTGCGCGCCAAAAGAGCTTACCCGCCTCAGTGGTCCGAATGACTACGTCATCCCCGTTGATAGCCATGGGCATATCTCGGATGAGTACCTCTTTCAGGAGACCACGTTCGTGGGCGAAGCGTGAAATGGCGGCATTGACAATACAGAGAATTGGGAAGGAGATGATGGACCCCATAAGCTGTCCGACCGTCTGTTTCGCCGACGTCTCAAATTCATCATCCAGCTGGATTGTATAACCTGTAAGTGATTCAAGGACAATGGTCCGAATCGTGTCAGGGTATCCAAGCGCATCGCATATTGCATTAGCGGCCGTTTCCGAGGCCCATTTCTTCATCGCATCTGTTGCGGCTTTATAGTCGCCGGAGATGAAGAGCTCCTTCTTTTCGAAGCGAGACCCTTGGGCGAGACTTTCTTTATCGAGTTGTAAAACCCTCTGAAGATAGTCCTCGAGATATGGCAGGTCACCTGTTGGTGAACCAATTAATGCAAATTGCCTTATGTGCTTCAAGGCTGTGTGGAGCTCCTTTTGAACATACTTCAAGATGTACATCTTGAAGGGAGGTCCTTTGGTGATGACCCGAACCTTAAGCGCTTCGGCTAAGGCAACGGGTATGGCGATGTTAGGCTCAGTTTCGGCCTTGGCTAATGCGAGAAACCATAGTTTCCTCATAGCCTGCTTAAGGGATTCAGGGTTTTGTCTGAATGATAGATCGCCCCCCTCATTTTCAATCCTCTCCTCGTTGTGGGGGTCCAGGATGTATCCGCCAGATCGGCGGATTCCTTGGTACTCGGCCTCACAGAGAATTGGTCCCACACTACCTGCATCGGCCCTACTTGAAATATAGTTGGCTGATGTGCTTGGAAAATAAGCATGAGTCATTTTTTCAAGATCCTCTCTAAGAACCTCCTCGGGAGTCATCTTTTGTCGTTTCTGGGCTTTATGTCCGAAAACTTCAAAGACGGTTCGTTGGATTTGCTGCTCTAAGATGGTTCGATCGACTACTATTTCGTAGGGTCCGTCACCAATGGTCTTAGGCACATCCTCGGGTTGAGGTGCTGTAAGGGTCTGGAAGAATTTGATTGTTTTCTCTGCCAGCAGTTTGGCGCCAGGTTTTTCAAAACCTTTTTTTCGCCTGCTGAACGCTCGTGAGAAAACTTGCTGCATTATCCAG